ACTTAAAGAAAATGCTGTTGCAATTTCTGATGCTATTACAAGATTAAAAACATTAAAACCTTATAGATTTAATTTTAAAAATGATCCTACAAAAACAGTTGATGGATTTTTTGCACACGAAGTTACAGCAGTTCCAGAAGCAATTACAGGCACAAAAGATGAGATTGCGATTGAAGATAATGATTTGTTTGGAATAAAAAAAGACGATCCAATTTATCAAGGAATAGATCAAAGTAAACTTGTACCTTTGCTTACTGCGGCATTACAAGAAGCTGTTGCTAAAATAGAAACACTAGAAACAAAGGTTGCTGCACTGGAAGCGGCTTAAAACAACTAATTCTTTTATTATGGCTATTATCCCAGGGAAAAAAGATTTTACTATACAACGTAGAGCAGATTTTCCCTTAAGATTGACTTTTAAAGATTCTACTGGGTCAGCAATAGATTTAACTGGCTATACCGTCGCATCACAAGTGTATGACGAATCTAGATCAACTCTTTATGGATCATTTACAGTCACTTATACAAATAGAAGTGGTGGGATTGTTGATATAAATTTAACAGACACTATTACTGCAACTTTTACACCTAATGTTTTAAAATATGATGTATTACTAACAGACGGATCGGGTAACAAAGAATATTATTTAGAGGGTACACTATTTGTAAGTGAAGGTTACACAGCATGAGCAATCCTAATCAGGTCGTAGTAAGTCAAGTTTCTGATGTTACGACAGTAGAAATTACAACGACAGGTCCACAGGGGGCGACAGGGGCGACAGGGGCGACAGGGCCACAAGGTCCAGCTATATCTGATGGTGATAAAGGTGATATTACGGTATCTGGTTCTGGGTCGAGCTTTACTATTGATAATGATGCTGTTACTTATGCAAAAATTCAAAATGTCACAGCAACAAATAGAATTTTAGGTAGAGACTCTACTGGTGCAGGGGTAATTGAAGAAATAACTCCAGCTAATTTACGCACTATGATAAATGTAGAAGATGGTGCTACTGCTGATCAAACTAATGCAGAAATTAAGACAGCATATGAAGCAAACTCAGATACTAATGCTTTTACAGATGCAGAAAAAACAAAATTATCAGGAATAGAAAATAGTGCTGACGTTACTGATGCAACCAATGTAAATGCTGCTGGTGCAGTAATGAATAGTGACCTTGACGGAAAGGGAGAACTACTAGTAGGCGATGGTTCTGGTGATCCTTCAGCATTGTCAGTTGGTACTAATGGTTATGTTCTTAAGGCTAATAGTAGTACTGCAACAGGTCTTGAATGGGCAGCAGAATCAGGAGGAGGAGGAGGATCTGTGGATTCTGTTTCTGGAACTGCTCCAATAGTAAGTTCAGGTGGGACTGATCCAGCAATAAGTATCAGTGCCGCAACAACATCTGCTGCAGGTTCTATGTCATCTTCTGATAAAAGCAAATTAGACGGAATAGAGAGTGGGGCTACTGCAGACCAGACAAAATCAGACATAGATGCTCTTGGAATAGCAGCTAGTACAGCAACAACCTTAGCCACTGCAAGAAATATTGGTGGCGTTAGTTTTAATGGTTCAGCAAATATAAATCTTCCAGGTGTAAATACATCTGGAGACCAAGATACATCAGGAACAGCAGCGATAGCAACCACTGTTACAGTTGCGGACGAGTCTTCTGATACCTCATGCAATGTATTATTTACAACTGCTGCTACAGGTAATCTTGGTCCAAAATCAGGAACAAATTTAACATTTAATTCTTCATCAGGAGTGCTGACAGCTACAGGGTTTGCAGGTGCATTAACAGGAAACGTAACTGGCAATGCATCAGGTTCGTCAGGATCATGCACAGGAAATGCTGCGACTGCATCCGCTTTAGCAAATGCTCGTACCATCGCTGGAGTTTCTTTTGATGGAACAGCAAATATATCTCTCAATAACAACGCTATAACAAATGGTGCTGGCTACACAACTAATGCTGGAACAGTTACAGGTGTAAGTGGTACTGCTCCAATAGTCTCTTCAGGAGGAACAACACCTGCAATTAGTATCAGCGCTGCGACAACAAGTGCTGCTGGTTCAATGAGTGCAGCAGACAAGACAAAACTTGATGGAATAGAAACTAGTGCTGATGTAACAGACGCAACTAATGTTGCCAGTGCTGGTGCTGTTATGGATGGTGACTTTACATCTAATGGTTTTATGAAACGTACTGGTGCTGGCAGTTATACAGTTGATACAAATACATATCTAACTGCCGTACCTTCTGGTTATTTACAGAATATAAGTGAAGACAGCACGCCACAATTAGGAGGTAATTTAGATGTGCAAACCAGTGAAATAACTACAAGTACTTCGAACGGAAATATTAAACTTAATCCTAATGGCACAGGTGTTGTAGAAGTTAAAGGTGATGGTAGTAGTGCTGATGGAGTATTACAACTTAATTGTTCTCAAAATAGTCATGGTGTAAAACTTAAATCACCTGCTCATAGTGCTGCACAGTCTTACACAGTTATTCTTCCTGATAATCAAATTGCTGCAAGTAAGATTTTAAGTGTAAAAAGTATAAGTGGTAGTGGTTCTACAGCAATAGGACAACTAGAATTTGCTGATTTGGCTGATACAACAAAAATGCCTTTAGCTGGTGGTACTTTTACTGGATCAGTTACTTTTCAAGATGCAATAAATGAAAATGTTTTTACAATTTCAGATGGGGCAAGTGTCGATCTTGATCCCGATAATGGAACAATTCAGCAATGGACATTAGGAGCTAATAGAACAGCAACAGAAAGTTTAACTGCTGGACAATCTATGTTATTAATGGTTGCTGATGGAACATCCTATACTTTAACTTTCCCAACCATTACTTGGGTTGGTGGTTCTGCACCTACTTTAGCTACAAGTGGTTATACAGTTATTGAATTATTTAAAGTAGGTAGCACATTATATGGTGCGACTGTCGGAGATGTAGCATAATGAGAAATCATTTTTTAAGAGCAGCAGTAGGCAATAGTGGAGGTTATGTATCTGGTAATTTTTATCCAATGTTTGGAGTTAAATTATTTGATGATAGTAGTGCAAAGAATGATATAAGTACAAATCCAGTTAATGGTAGTAAATATGAACGGCCATTGCAAAGAGCATTGTCTTTTGATACGACAAATACTACTGAGTTAGATGGTACAGAATCAACTTCTTCTATTCTTTCAATAATGGATACCAGTTATTACACTTGTAATTCAGATTTTGGTACAGGAGGAGAATATATAAGTGCTATTAAAATTGAACATTATGACAGCAGTAAAAACCTTGAAAATTATGGTGAATTTGCTTTTAATGGAAGCTCATTTAATATTTATGATCACGCCTGTAACGCTTTACCTAATATATATAATGGCAGTAGCGAAGTATATTCACTTCCTAGTCAAATGGGAACTATAACAAGTGCAAGCTTAGATGGCACTGCCATTAGTGTTGCAAGTGGTAAAACAATACAACACTATATAGTGGTAAATACTTCAACTTATGCAGGGACTGTAGGAAGTGATACTACTAGTTCATGGAGTCGTGATAGTGGTGATTATTGTTTTTTAGGAATAAGTGATAAAAATTTAGTTGGCTTAAATTCAGACATGCTAGATTATAGTTTTGCAACTACAAAAGGTTTAGCTTTTGGTATATCAGATTCAGATGGCAGGGCTACAGTGTCAGGGACACAGTATCCAGTTAGAACCTTAAATTTAGGAATTAACAGAAGATATTATGGTTATCATAGCCTTCATACAAATTGGGCATCAAGAGATTATCCAAATAATCATTCAGGGCAAACTAGCAGCGGTTATTTTCTTGTTTCTGGGAAGGTAAAATAATTATAGAAATTGAACTATACTTAAATTATTATGAGAATTGCTATTATTGACGGTACATCCGTTACATCAATAGGAGATCACACAGAGTTATTTCCTAACACATCTTTCCCAAGCACAGGGATTACCAGTTCTTTTTTAACAGATAATAATGCTAAAGAAGTTATAGGTGTAACTTACAATGCCTCAACACAAAAATTAAATTCTGTAACTCCTTTCATTGATGGAGATTATGTAAAAGAATATGAGGTTGTTAATTTAACAACTGATGAAAAAGCTGCAATAGATAATACAGAATGGAAGAGTATCAGAACCACTAGAAATACTGAACTTAAATTATCTGATTGGACGCAATTAACAGATTCACCTTTAGATAATACAAAGAAAGCAGAATGGCAAACTTATAGACAATCGCTTAGAGATATAACAACGCAAAGTGATCCATTTGATATAAACTGGCCTACACAACCTTCATAAGTTTGCTATCTTATATAAAACACTTGAAAATGCATCCTCAAGTGTTTTTTTTATTTTAATTTATCTATCATATGCCGATTAATGATACTTAAACTGACGTAGAGAGGGGATAGACCTATAATTAAAAGTAATGTAGCTAATGTCATAACTGACATGGCTTTAAATAGGGCATATTTTATCATGTTTCAAAAAATTGCTAATGTTTTGAGTATTATCTCATTTGTAATGGTAGCTTCGATGAGTGGTGGAGCGTACTTTGGTTACAAGTACTTAACATCTGAAAACTTCAAGTCTCAAGTTATGAATGAAATTCTTGGTAATGTACAAGGAATGATGCCTAAGATGTTAGATCAAGGTCTACCCAAAGTAACGGGTCCATCAATGCCGATCATTAAATGATTTTTGGTTTTGTAAAAAAGTTAGTAAAATATTATGTTGATAAATTAATTCATTGGTTGCGTATGCAAAAATTTAATTTAGAACTAGATAACGATATAAAAAAGTATCACGAAGAATTAGATAAAAAAATAGAAAAACCTAAAATAGTAGAAAAAGGTAAATTTGGAGAAGATGGTTGGTCTATTTCTATTGGCAATGTAGATAAAGATGAGTGAAATAAAAGTACCTAAAGTAAAAATACCGAAGATAGATATACCAGAAACACCTCTTATAACAGAACACGTTTTAACAGGTAATATTCCAGGCTGTAATTTATATCACAGAGATTTAGAGATAACAAAAAATCCTAGTATTTTATACAACGACAGAAACGCATATATAACTTGTCCAGAAGGAGAGATGCCTTCGTTCAATCCAATAGAATACGATCCAAGCAAACTTATAAAAACAGTAACTCCTACGCAGTCTATACAACAGCCAGAATATAGACCTGTCATTCCAAAGAAAAAAGAAGAGGAAAAATCAATAGAAATACCTCCTTGTCCTGGTAAAAAAGATCTAAGAGTAGGAAGTTTTGTTAACGAAAAGCGTTTGGAGCGTGTTTCTGGTTACAAAAGAGGGGAAGATGGGATTGAATGTATCACTCTTTATGAAGACGTACCCTTCAAAGATCAATACATACCAAATCCTCCACAGCTTGTTAGCACTGCTCTCATTGCTAGCGTTGCTGCCACTACTCCATTATTACTTAATCTCGTAAAACCCTTGGTACGACAGGCTTTTAAGCGTTTAAGCAAATCTAAGAAAGATAAGGTATAATAATTATCCGTAGATAAGTTTAATACCCGTGACTTGTCTACTGGTTTAATTTGTGAGTGTGCGGTATAACTTGATTTGGAACGGTGGTCAGCACAACATTTCTACAGCTAACAGCATCTTCTCCTACATACTTAACACCTAGTTTTAATTGCTCGGCACATATCTTAAGACGGTTGAGATTGACCTCTAATTTTTTAGCATCAAGCATAAACTCTTGATATTTTCTATATGTTTGTGCAGCCTGTAAACATTCCTTGTTAAAACCACCGCCTCCAAGTGGTATTTGAAAACTAGCAGTGATTCCATAATTAAGGTTATATACTGTCTGATCTAATCGTTCCTGTTCTGCAACATATAAAATGTTCCCAGGATTAAGCAACTGGCCTGTATCACTGTCTTTTGCAGTGTCATAAATATTGGTTCGAGAGATTGTACTTCTTGGAAGGGAAAAATTTTCTCCTTT